TTGACCAGAGAATTTGAGATATTTGTGGAGACACAAGCAGACACGACAGCAGACAATACCACGTTGGATATGACCGATTATGTAGACATTGCAGATAATGAAGCATTTGAATTACATGAACTTACCATTGTCCTCGATCCTACAGAAGCATTTCCAGCAGATACAGAGTGTTTGTTTCAGTTAGCAGATTCAAACATTCAAACATTTGTTTCACATGCAGATAGGAGTTCATTGTATGTTGCTCGTCAAACCTTTAACCAAACTAACCTTTCTATGTATCACCAAGAATCATTTAGTTCAATTACTCCTCTTATTGTTTCTAAGACTCTATGGCTAAGAAATGAATCTAGTGCTGGTACTCTTGACTTTACTCTACGAATAAAAGGACGCATTGTACGCCCTTCAGCGAAGGACTACATGGCACTTGTTCTAACACAAACCGGTAATGTTGCTTAAGGTGATTTTACTTGGTAAAAGTTGAAGGAACTATGGCAGAACTTCGCGAACTATTCGTCGAAGGTGCTAAACAAGAAGGACGCAGACAAGCCAAAAAGGCAGGTGTGGAAATTGTTAAGTCTGGTGTTAAGCGTGCTAAGAGTGCTTGGCAAAGGTATATGGCCAAGAAGAGCAACCAAATCAAGTTTAAGTCTGGTCCTAAAAAGGGAAGACTTGATCTCAAGAAAATGTCCAGAGCATACAAAAGAAGCCAAAAAGGAAAGAAGTGATTAGATGGTTCGTATTGTAGATAAAGACACAAGAATAGTTGATATTGACTTTGGGCAGGTTGTGCCCACGATCTCAAGATTAGAAACCGAACAATATCCGAATTCTGTTACATTTGCGGAAAATGGTGCTGAAGAAATCATTCGTTCAATAGGTGCTGGTGAATCTGCTGGTGGTTCATTTATTCAATACCAAAGAGTAGACCTTGATTTCATGGTTAGAAATAATGAAGTTATGCAGCCTGTTGATGTAAGTGTTCAAAGAACATCTGCTGTGCCAAATGGTGGTTCATATAACGGAAATATTACAGATTATATTGAAGAATACATTTGGGTATTAACTAGGCCATTAAATCATGAATACATTGAAAATGCAACTCTTCCTTACAATAATGTGTTTAATCCATTAAGAACAATTGGTTTAGATGGTGCTTCAACTTTAGGAGCAGGCGTTGGGGCTTTAGTTGGTGGATTATATGGGGGTTGGCCAGATCAATCACAAACAATCTATGCAGAAAAAAGAATTTATGGTATTGATACTGGTCGCATTGCTTCTGTGAACAATGGTATCTTGATTGATAAAACTATTCTCAGTCCTCCAGAAATACAAGAGTACAATACCCGGTCTGTTCAGCCAATGTTAGTTAGTCAGAATACTTGGGGAACAATGGGTGCCATTACGGGTCCTAATCTCCACGTTTACAGAATGGTTTTATGTTTCTCACAAAACTTTAACTTTACAGCACCTAATACATTTGTTAATGAACAATATGCAGGAATTACTTCATATCTATACCCACCAGTAAATGTATCATTCTTATGCAAAGACCCAAATTACACTGAAGGTGAATATCTAACCCGGATCGCTAATGCTATGAATTCAATACCAGAGGGTGGAGAAACTGGCTTTAGTTGATTTGGAACCTCAATCATATAGTGATTGGAAAAGTGAAAGACAGGCATACTTAGACAATAGGTCTGTTTGGCAAGTCATGAAGGATGAAGTCGCTTTTGCTAAGTATAATTCAGATGAAGGTTATTATGGTCTTGCAGATGATATTTCTAAAAGGCAATCCTCAAAGATCCCAATTGCAGGTGAAGGAGTAGTAATTTTTCTTACTGAACTTACGAAATGGGGTAAACCAATATCTAAGTTAGGGTGGCCGCTTTTACTTGCTTATGGAATCGCCGAAGGAGCGGAACAGTTTTTCAAATTTAAAACCGGTATTGAATACGATTAATAGTTGAAAATACTTTTTTGATCCTGGATCGCTTCTTTCAATCCTCTAGATATTTCGATAGGAACTAATGCCTTACGATTTGCTCTTAATGGGTCTGTACTCCACGTGTCGTTTTGAGATTTTTTATGCTTGTACCCTGGTTGAATATGGATAAGTGGAAAATTTCCATACAAAACAAATGGTCCTATAATCTGTCTTGGCTTTAACCCTAGTTTTGCGAAATGTTTTATTGAACCAATTACATTTTCAATAACCCAAAATTTTGGTTTGTATAGTTCAATTAGTTCGAGGGCAATCTCAACTAATTCAAGATCGGGGGTAAATTCAATTCCGGCTCTATTAGCAATAGGTCCAGGTGCGCCATATGCTTGTGAAAATTCCCTACACGGAGGTGATGCCCATAATAAATCTAATACTTCATCTCCTTCCTCATCCCATTCCCACGTTAGCAACTTAGATACATCCACGTTTACCATATTTTCTACCATCATCAATAAAGGATTATTATCGACCCTTCTAACATCCCATCCACGATCGTGAATCATGGCTTCAGATGCCCCACCTAATCCAGCAAATAAATCTAGCATATACTTCATTCTTCATCCCTCACTATTTGTGGGTTATACATGCTACATTCTGAAGCATGATGACCTTTCTGATGGCATAATTGACATTCATAATGCCAAGGCACCGTAGGTTTAGCGGCAACTTCTTGCTTTCTAGTAGATCTATTCCATTCAATCAGTTGTTCTTGTACCCAAACACTGAATGGTATTCCTTGTTCTATCATCTCTTTTCTGATTAAATCACATATTGGACTTAATGAAATGGTTCTGTTTCCCATATTAAGGCCTAGTAAGGTATACTATAAGTATGTACGCATCTGAAAAAACTTTGTATAGTGGTACTATACATAGGGTGGTTTGGGTGGGGAAGTTAGCAGTTTAGGTCGCCTGCGGCGAGAAGATTATAATCCGTGGCTGTGTGGGTACTAAGCATGGCTAAAGCATTGACCAGAGAATTTGAGATATTTGTGGAGACACAAGCAGACACGACAGCAGACAATACCACGTTGGATATGACCGATTATGTAGACATTGCAGATAATGAAGCATTTGAATTACATGAACTT